TCGGTTGGTGAGCCTGCCACCCTGCGGGAAGAGAGCGGCGATATCGCTGCCACCTTCCAGGGCGACCGTGTGGTGAGGATCTGACGATGGCGATGATGACCTTCGAACTCGAACACGGTCTGAAGGCGATGGGGAGTGGCGACGAGCCGCTCCTTTATCGTGAAGTCGGCCTGCGTGAACTGACCGCGGCTGACCTGATTGAGGCGCAGCTCGATGCCGAAAAAGTCGTGGTGCAGAACGGCAAGGCGGTGGCCTATACCAGTGACGTGCTCTATGGCCTGAACCTGCTCTGCCGCCAGGTGGAATATATCGGTGAGGTAAAGGGCCCGCTCACCATCAATATGATCAAAAAATTGCATGTGGATGATTTCGGTCTATTGCAGACCAAGGCTCAGGAGTTGGATATGGCGCTGGCCGAGGCATTGGCCGAGCGGGGGCGACGTAATTCAGCTGGCTGATCCGGTCATGGGGATGATGTTGGCGATGAGCAAATATATCCCATCAGCCGAGCTGAAATATTTACCAATACGCCACTTGCTGCGTCGCTTTGACCAATTAAAGCAAGCCCTGTCATCGGGAAATAGTCCGAGAAATAAATAGGAAATAACATGGCCAAGCAACTTGTCACCGATATTGTCATCAACCTTGCCGGCAATCTGGCGACCAAGGCACGGCAATTTGGCCAGAGCATGGGCCAGTTCGCGGCCAACAATCAGCGCGCCATGAACCTGACCCGGATGTCTCTTGAAGCGGCTGGCCGTGGTATCGATTCGATCGGTAGCCGTTACGTCGCCCTGGGGGCTACCTTGGCGGGCGGCGCAGCGGTGCGGGGTTACTCCCAACTCGACCGCCGGATCTCCCGCATCGCCATCGCCGCCGACATCAGCCGCGAGAAGTCGGCCGAGCTCTATGACGAGATCCAGCGGGTATCCAACCTCAAGGGCATCCGCATCGACCCCACCGAGGCGACGGCAGCGGTGGAGGAGATCCTGACCAAGACCGGCGATCTCGATTACGCCATCAAGAACCTGCCCAATATCGCCGCCGTGATCCAGGCCACCGGCGCCGGCGGCTTGGAAGTCGGCGGCATCTTCACCGAGTTCAAGAAGCTCGCCATCGACTCCAGCGAAGCGGCCATGCGCGCCATCGATACCCTCAACCTGCAGGGCAAGAGCGGTGCGTTCACCCTGGCCAGCATGGCCAAAGAGGGCCCCAAGATCTTCGCCGCCTATGCCGCCACCGGCCGCCAAGGTGCCGAGGCTGTGACCGAGCTGGGCGCCGCCCTGCAGATCATCCGTCAGGGCGTAGGTTCTGATGCCGAGGCCGTCACCGCCTTTGAATCCATCATCCGTGATATCACCCGGCCGGAGACCGTCAAGAAGCTCAAGCAGTTGGGCAACATCGACGTGTTCGACCCGGAGCAGCTCAAGCAGGGCAAGGAGGTGATGCGCTCCCTGCCGGTGTTGATCGAGGAGATCGTCACCAAGTCGAAAGGGCTCTCTACCAATCTGGCCGACCTGAATCTGACCGACGAAGCCAAGCGGGCCCTCAAGCCGGTGATCGCCGAGTTCGTGCAGTCCGGTGACGTCAAGGCATTCGACGAGTTCCTGAGCGTCGCTGGCGACGGTGCCACCACCCTGAACGATGCCTCTGTAGCGGCCAACGATTTCGCCGGTAGCCTGCAGCTGATCAGCAATAGCTGGAACCAGTTCGCCAACCAGCAGTTGGCTGGCCCGATTGCAGAACTGGCCGAGGCCATCAACAGTCTGGAACCGGATGCGGTGCAGAACTGGCTGGAGACCGGCAAGAATATCGCCCTGGTAGTGGGCGGCCTGGTGGCCGTTAAGAAGGGGGTCGATGCCGTCAAATGGACCAAGGGAATCTGGGATGCAGCCAAGCCCAGCAAGGGAGGCGGTGCTGGTGGTATGGGCGGCGCCATGGCGGATCTGGGGGCAACCCCTGTCTATGTGGTAAACATGCCAGGCGGCGGGATGGGTGGTGGGGTAGGCCCAGGCGATATGCCTGGTACCGAACCGGGCAAGTCGGGGCAACCCGGTCAACCCGGTCAACCCGGTCAGCCCGGTCAGCCCGGTCAGCCCAGCCAACCATCTCCTTCTCGTTTGAGCAGTGCCATGAAGTATGGCGTTGCAGGCGTACAAGCTGTCGCGTTGGTAGAAATCTCAAGCGGCGTTGCATCAACCTTGGTGGACATGGTTCTTCCTGGCGCTTCGGAACGTCGACCCGATTCTGAATCAGGATTGGCCAGTATCATCCCTTTCAATATCACCAGAGCAGCAGAAAGAGAGGCCGACTTCAAATCGAAGAACCCCAACGAAGAGCTCGTCATGCAGCCTCCCCCCGGTCTGCTCGACGTCTTCGACGAGATGAAGGCCTTCGCGACCCGTGAAGTGCAGCCCAAGGCCCGTCCGGACAACCTGACCGCGCCCCCGCCGATGAGCTATGGCGCGAGGTTGGTTCTTCCCAAAATCACCCCAGTACCTTTGCTTAAAGAGGGAGAACGGCTCACTGGGGCAGAGAACGAGTCGGGGCAATTTTGGCTTGAGCCTCCGGCGGGTTTGACCACTTCCGGCCTGCTCGACGTCTTCGACGAGATGAGGGCATTCTTCACTCGTGATGTTCAGCCAATGGCTCGTCCAGACAACCTGGCCGCCTCCCTCGATATCAAGGTCAGCGATGACCGCGTCACTGTCCGGACCCGCGACACCGCCCCAGGTCTCAAGGTGAACGTCGATACCGGTCCTTCTCTGATGCCTTAAAGGGAGTGTAAATGAGCTTTTTTGAGCGTTTAACCGCCTCCGTCCGGGGCGTCGAATTCCTGCTAAACACGGTCGATGGCAAGGGCGGTCGTCGTGCCATTCCCCGCGAATACCCCAAGCGGGAAAGCGGCTGGACCGAAGATAACGGCGCCGTGCTGACCAACGAGCAGATCCAGGCCAAGGTGGTGGGCCGCAATTACCTGGAAGAGTTGCGTGCCCTGCTCGATGCCCTGAACCTGCCCGGCACCTGCGAGATGATCCACCCCTGGTGGGGCGTGCGCACCGTGCAGGTCGGTGAAGTCAGCCACCGTCTCGACAACGAAGAAGACGGGGTGGCCTATGTCACCTTCACGGTATGGGAATCGGGCAAGCGCCTGTTCCCGAGCGCGGCCGTCGATACCGCCGCGACCATGGGCAATGCCGCTGGCATCGCCCGGGCCATGAGCGAGCAATCCTTCGCCGATAAGTTCCTCACCGGCATCGACAACATGGGCCCCATGGTTGACACCTTCCTGGATGATCTGGACGAGTTCACCCGCGGGCTGCCGACCTTGCCGGACGAATTTCGCGCCTGGACCGATCGCCTGCTGCGCACCAAGGACAGCATCGGGGGTTTGCTGGCCTATCCGGGAAGTCTGGCCCGCGAGATCACTGGCATCGTCGAAGATGTCATGGGGGTAGTGACCGACCCCATCCGGGCGCTGTCGGTCTATGACCAGGTGATCCGCCGCTGGGAGGGGATGCGCGCCGAGCTGGCCATCACCGGTGGCCTGCCGAGCGGCATCACCAGCAGCGTATCACTGGGGACCGCCTCGTCGGTCCCGACCATCGACACCCCCACCGAGTTGAATGCGGCGCTGGCCAACGGGGACACCTTCACCCAGCTGATCAGCCGGGCCGCTGCCAGTTCGGCCGCCAGTGCCCTGGCCAGCGCGAATTTCAGCAGCGATCGGATGTTTACGGCTGAGCTCCCCTCCAATCCTGCCAGCCAAGACAGTATTGGTGGCACAGCCATCACCTCAACCATCAATACGGGGCGAGTGACGATCGGTCAGTCATTGACAGGCGGTCAGGTGAGCAATCCGCAGAGCCGTCCGGTGGTGCTGGATGGCGTGGTTGGTGCAGACCGCAACCTGCTGCTCACTTCAGATGATCTGGAGTTCATCGCCAATAAAGTGGCGGCTCGGCTGGCCGATCTGGCCATGGAAGCGGTCGAGGCGGATGAGAGCGATGTGTGGCGATCCCTGCGCGATCTACGCCTGGCTGTGCTCAATGACAGTCGCGAGCGTGCCACCCAGCTGCCGCGCCGTCGTGCCCTGGTACTGGCCACTACCACCCCCGCCGCGCTGCTCGCCTGGCAGCAGTATGGCAACGCCGAATACCGGGATCGGCTGGTCAGCAGCAACAACCTGCGTGACCCGGCCTTCATCACGCCCACCACCAAGGTGGAGGTGATCGATGGCTGAGCCCATTACCCTGCGCGTGGATGGCCAGATCTACGAGGGTTGGCAGAAGGTGCGCATCACTCGCTCCCTGCGTGATATCGCCGGCGACTTTGAGCTGCGTCTGACCCGTAAGTGGGAGGATGCCACCGCCATGGCCATCAAGCCGCTGAGCGCCTGCACCGTCTCCATCGGCAGCGACCTGGTGCTGACCGGCTACATCGACGACTTCATCCCCAGCTACGACGCCCGCGAGGTGGAGTGGGTGGTGAACGGGCGCAGCAAGACCAGCGACCTGGTGGACTGCTCGGCCATCTACAAGAGCGGTCAGTGGCAGAACGTGACACTGGATCGGGTGGCCAAGGATATCTGCGCCCCGTTCAAAATTGAGGTGGTGGTGGAGTGCGATCTGGGGGATGCCTTCCCCCGCGTCACCATCGAGCAGGGCGAGAGCTGCTTCGAGCTGCTCGACCGATTGGCCAAGCAGCGGGCCGTGCTGCTGACCACCAACGAGAAGGGCCAGCTGGTGCTGACTCAGGCCAGCGATCAGGACATGGGCGCCAGCCTCATCCTGGGCGAGAACATCCTGGCCGCCCGAGGCAACTTCAGCATGCGAGATCGGGCCTCTGAGTGGATCGTGAAGGGCTCCAGCTACGGCGGCGGCTCGACCTGGGACGCCACGGCGCCAGCCACCCTCGGCGGCCAGAAGGCCACCGTCACCGATCCAGCCGTCACCCGCTATCGCCCCCGCATCATCATCGCCGAGGACGTCACCACCGTGGCCGGTGCCAGCAAGCGTGGCCAGTGGCAGAAGCAGCGCAGCATCGGCGAAGGCACTCAGACCGAGATCACCGTGGCCGGCTGGCGCATTCAGGGGATGCAGGGTGATAGCGGTTCGCTCTGGCGCATCAACCGGATGTGCCCCATCAAGGACGAGATCCAGGGGCTGGATGAGCGCTGGCTCATCGTCACCGTCAGCCTGATGGAGGACGATAAGAACGGCCGCGAGGCCATCATCAACCTGATGCCCAGGGAGGC